CTTTGAAATAGTTATAATCATGTTAGTTAAATATTACATCGACTGCGCCAGATGTAGCCTCCGTCAACACTACTTCAAAACTGTTGCTGTCAATTATATTTATCCCCGCGTTGAATCTTTGACCCGAACTATCAGTAAAAGTCTCACGAAATATTGTTGTATTTCTGTTATGTTGAACAAGCCAGGTGGTACTGCTGGTGAAAGAATAACGAACTGTTGCAGGTGACCCTGCTTCCACCCAAGTTCCTGAAAATATTTTCAATGTACCAGTCGAGCTATCCCACCACATCATACCGGTAACAGGATCAGCTGGTTCAGTGCTGGCGATAGTCACTGCTGCTAATGTAGAGGAAGACCCAAATACATTACCATACAAATTACCTACAAATCTGGCAGCGGTGATCTTTGTGGCAGTGATGTTGCCATTCTCATCAACGATATTGACCGGTGGTATGCCGACCGAATATCCTCCAACTGAATTGAATTTATCTGCTGCCATGTTCGTAAATGGTTACAGATAGATAACGTATTTACGAGGGCAGAATAGTTTTGAATATGGCATGGTCACTCCGGTAGTATTGTATTAGTATATTTATACTACCGGAGTTTTAATGAAAAATTAATTCCAAATTATATTTTCTTTGGTCACAGAACGCAATAACATATTTGTCAGTGACAGCACCAACGTTTGAATTTCCGGGCTTATGGCGAATCCGTAGCGCATTTGTATCATCATGGCCATGATGGCAATGACATTGACCCAAAGCGTTTTAGATTCGTAAAACGGCTTACCGGTTACTGCTTCGGTTGCCGCTGTTACCACAGTGGTTGTCAGTTTACTCATACCGGAACTCTACGAATTGCTCTGGTGTAGAAGCCAGCCGAAATCTTTGAGTTCCAACCAGACATACCATCCGGGAATCGTTGAGTAACTACTGATGCATGATTAGATGACTCTGAACTAGACAAATAATGATAAGATTGATTAAATGCCTCAGCATTTGTACCTTGGAATACTGTCGCTGTTGTTTGGGTTGGCAACAGGGCACCGTACCTATCATTTGTGAACACAGTGTTTGGTGGGTACGGAAGAACCGAATATGGATTAGAACCATCAGCGGCACTATTACTATTCGAAGAACTTGAAGGTCTAAGGAAGAAATACAACACTTCTAATTCATAGAACGACGGTAGATACCAATCGGTAAATCCACCAAGCGCCAGTCCGGTACAGAAAAGCGCAGCCTGTGATCCTGATGCTGCAAGGGTAGCTGTATTACCTGGTCCATCAATCAAACTTGTCGTATTACTAACTGCGCCTGAGTTCCATGTTTTACCGAACACTTCACCTGTTGCTTTAGGGGCAACAACTAGATAATGTGTTGCCACGCCGTTACCAGAGGTGCTTACTTTACCGGCGTAGTAACCACCACCATATACCTGTCCGATAGTAGTCGGTGCCGCCACGCCTGCGCCACTTGTAAGTGTAATTCCACCGCCGAATGTAATTCCTGATCCGATTTCAATTCCCATAGAAACTCCTTTTTATTATTTATTTTTAGTTTTGTGTGGGCTATATACTACTAAAAAGAGCGGGCCGAAGCCCGCAGTAACTTCCCATCCCGATGGGTGTATTGTATTTATTCATTTGCTTCTGAATGACTTAACACTTCTTCTACTAATTGAGTGGTGGACCATCCACTGCGTGTAAGTATATGAATGGCTTCTATAAATAGACTAAAAACAGTAGCGGAATAGTCGAAACCCAACTGTTTACCTTCTTTTGTATATAATTCTTCCAACGCCCTGTCTGCTTCCGCATCACATACATCCAAGTCAAAGTGATATATAGTGCCGTCTGCCAACACTTCTACGATTTCAGAGTCCTTCATTTTGCTTCCTTTAATTTACATTTGTCACCGTGCCACCTACCATATAATATTTTTTGCATCTTAGTACCACAATGCGGGCATTCTAAAATTATTGTTGAATGATGTTTACCATCAGCGGCTTGTCTCTTTAATGTTTCTTGTCGTTTTATAACAGAGTCCTTTGATTTGGGTTTGCCGCGCATAGTAATAGAGCGCGCCTCCTTCTGTTCTTCACTCATCGGTCCTTTTGCAACACCTTTGAATCGCAAACTCTGTGATAATTTGAATTGATCACTCCGTTTTTGTCCAGTTGTTTTTGCAACTCTGGCGGCGATGGCTGCTGCCTTAGTTTCAGGAGAAGGGGTTTTTCTATTTTTAGTTCGTTCCCTCGATTTCTCTAATTCTTCACCCTCTAATTTTCTGCCTTTGTTCCAGGCAGGGCGACCTTTCATTGTTTTAGAATGATTTTCAGCGTGTTCAATTCTATACTTTTCATATACTCTTGCTGTTATCTTCGTTGAATATCGTTCTTGAAATTTGTTTTGGGCTTTCATTCCTTGAAGTGCGTAAAGCATTTTGCCCCTTGATTCTCCGTCTACCATTTTAATAAGCAACCAATGACATATAAAATGCTCTCTTGCTGTTAGTTCTACTAGATTATCTTTGTCATTGCTACCACCAAGTGATTGAGGAATTATATGATGGCGCTCAGTATAACCCTCGATGATGCGCTGTTTAGCAGAGGAAGTTATCTTGTTATAAGTAGAGGTGTATTTATTGTGTTTAAACATAATATTATTTATCAATAATATCACTTTCCAGTAAAAATTCCTATGAAAAAGGGCACCGAAGTGCCCCTTTGTGATTTGACCAACAACGTTACCGTTGCTATCAAAATGATATCATTGAAACGTAAGGTTGGAAACCGCAATTTCTCCGACATAATCAGCAGCATTGCCGAAAGACGATGCAGTGTTAGTCAATTCTATGTATCCATATCTGGTCATAAACGAAACGACTGGTTCGAATGTGCTTGGATCAAGGACAACACCAGAACTCATCAATGGAATGTATGGGCAGTAGAATGCTGCTGCGTCAGTTTCGCTAGAACCCTTGTAACCAACTAACACTGGTGTTGTGTCAGGAGCATAAGAGTCAACGAACACGCGCATTGCGCCGTTCAATGTACCAACAAACTTAGTATTTGTAGGTGCTTCGAATGTACCTTCTGTAGTACGAGCAAATGCAGAAGTAGTTGCAGACTGAAGAACAGTCAATGCAGCACTTGATACAACAGCCCAGTTACCAGCGCCACGACGAGTGCGTTGAGCGATCAAGTTAGCAACACGGTTGATAAGAACAGCCAAAGCAGCGTGTTCGTCACCAACGTATGTAGCAGTACCAGAAACGGTAGCTTGGTTGTATGTGTATTCTGTAGATGCAAGAGTGCGAAGTGACAGAAGAATTTCTTGGTCAATTTCAGCAGTAATTTCTTGTGCTAAAGCTGCCATGATTTCTGCTTCAACGTCGATACCGTGTTGGGCTTGAGCATCTTGTGCTGCTTCAAATGTCCAACGTGCTTGTAACTTACGTGACTTAGCTTCAACTGCTTGACGTAGAATTTGAACGCTGATCTGGCGACCACCGTTGCCTTCAAGAGCAGCAGTATTGTTACCTGTGTAGCCAGTAGCTGTATCACCAGCAACGCCAGCAGGTTGACGCGAATAAGCCTGAGCGATCATGAATGGGCTCAATGCTTCTTGACCAGCTGTAACATTTGTTGCTGCTGCGCTGTGGTCTGTTAAAGAGTTAGCATAGCGAACACGTAATGTGTGAATCTGACCAACTGGTCCTGTCATTGGCTGAACGCCTACCAACTCGTTAGCGATAACTGTTGGCATAACACGACGGATAACTGGAAGAATCACGCGATTTAACGTTGCGATGTTACCAGCTGTAGTTGTACCGACTGAAGATTCAGACAGTAGTTGCTTCTTGGTGTTTTCTAAAATAACACCCATTGTTGAACGGCGAGTTCCTTTTAAACCTTCTAACAGGGCTTCTTTGGTCTCGTTCCAACGGCCTTCTAATAATACTTTTGACATTGATGTTCTCCTATGATGTCTAATTTATAGCCCTGCCAAGCGTTTGATATCAATAACGTTATCACGTTCAGTCAAATCAACAGGCGCTTGTTTAGCAGCTTTATCTCCGGTTACTTCCTTAACTGTTTCTCTAAGCGCAGTCTTTCCAGACTTCGCAGAACCAGTGTTAAGAACTGCAGGTAGATACTTGTCGAAAGATGTTTGCAACTTTGCAGTATTAACACTTTCTAGTAAGTCCTTCATTACCGTTGCTTTTTCCGTATTTAACGAACCAAGCAGCGTAGTCATAATCTTCTCACGAATATTAGACTCTTTAATGATGCGAACTTCACGTTCTTTACTTTCAACTAAGAGTTTTGCTTTCTTAGTTACTTCGATAGACTCAGCCAACTTCTTATCTTTTTCAGCCAACTGTGCCACCAATTTGCGAGTTTCAGCCTTCTCATTTAAATGAGTTACTGAGAATTCACTTGCAAACGCTTCGAATAGACGACGGCCGAACGCATTTTCACGCGCAGACTTGATGTCCTCTTTCAATTGTCCCAATTCACCCTTGAGTTGTGCGGTTACGACTGTATTCAATCTCTTAGCAGATTCAGTCACGAAACGTGCCTTCAATGCTTCAAGTTGTTTACGTCCTTCAGCAACTAACTTGACCTTTGCTTCAACAACTGCTTGTTTGTCTTGTGCGAATTCTTTGATTTCGCGTGCCAAAGCGTGAACAATGAATTGTTCCAACTTTTGCTGACTTTCAGTTTGTAGTTGACGATCAGCACGAACTTCTTTGATTTCTTCAGCCAGTCTAGTAACCATGAAATCATTGAAACGAGTAGCAGTCTCACGCAACTTTTGATGTGCTTTCACACGGTCTTCGTTCATTGCTTGTCTTTCTTTTTGAAATTCTTCAATTTCATCAGTCAGACCAGATGTAACCATTTTATCAAGGGCTTCTACCAACACACCACGATCATGTTCGTACCTGCCGGCAAATTCTTCTCTGAGTTCTGCACGTACTTGTTCTTTGGCTTCGACCAACTTTGCTTCCCATGCTTCATTAATAGCCTGGGAGACATCTTCGTTGATTAGTCCGCCGTCAAGTAATGGTTGTAATGCTTTATCAATCATTAACTTCCCCTTTATAATTTGAGGTCTCTAATAAGACGAACCACTTCGTCCTGTAGATACTTCTGTACTTTTTTGTTGTCTTGCGCTTCTTTGGCGATCTGTAAAGTCTTATGACCATATTTCATGTTCATCATACCTTCGTAAATTGCTTTAGGATATGCGTTAGGCGCACTAGGTTGTGCAACAACATCAACAGTGATTATCTCGAAATCACTGACACGGCCGTCAGCTTCGTTAACGTTTCCGCTACCTCTGCTAGACACACCAAGTTTGACACCAGCCTCTAACATGGTCGTTACTAACTGACCCATTGGAGTTGGTAGAATCTTTAGCTTTCCGAAACCATTTGCACCGTCCATCCACATCTGAGTGATCATATGTGAAACACGGTCAAGGTTGATTTTCAAATCATCTGGGTGATCTACTTCACCTAGAACGGAATAGCCTGTGGTAATTTGCTCATTAAGAGTGTTGACAGCCGACTCAATCTCAGAGACGGGATAGATACGCTCGTTTGCGTTCTTAATCCCGCCCTGGATAAAAATCCCCTTCATATAAAGGGACTTTTTGTCGCCATCTTCCTTAACGGATTCGAGCACCATACCGGCGCGGTCGAATGTTAAGTTTTCCTTAAGGTAAGCCATTACACTTAATTACTTACGTTTGCGAGACTCGCCGACAATGCTCTTGTCGTTTTGTGCTACGCTGCCGCCTGCGCCGACTTCTTTACCTTGTGGAGTCTTTGTTCCGAAACCACCTGATACTTTTTCCTTGAAAGAAGTCTTACCTGCATTTTGACCTGGAGAATTTTTGAAGTTTCCAGCGCCCTTGACTTGTGTTTCGCCCTTTGTATAAGCGTTGCTTGGAGCTTTAGGACTAGTCGGAACTGATTCTGAAGAGCCAGTTACGTTAACAGGCTTAGCACCAGTTGAAACGACCTTCGGTTTAGTAAGTGCCGGGCTCTTAGTTTGAGCGCCATTGTCGCCCATAGTACCGAACTTATTGTAAGTGCTTCCGCCGACCTGTTTCAACTGAACAGCTTCCATCATAGCACCTTCTTCTTCGTCAGCACCGAAGTCTTCTTCGCCGCCCATGTCTTCAGCACCTTCTTCATCGCCCATGTCTTCTTCACCGCCGAAATCATCAGCGTGTTCAGGTTCATCTTCCTCAGCAGCCATGAGTTCTTCGAACTCGGCCATTAATTCGTCTAGTTTATCTTCAAGAGAAACAACGCGATCTTCAAGACCTTCTTCGCCGCCTTCTGCTCCGAAGTCACCTTCTTCGCCGCCGAAATCCTCTTCGTCGCCGTCGAGAGAAATTTCTTCTTCGCCGCCCTCGTCGCCGAGGTCATCGAAACCGTCTTCATCTTCTTCGGTCATGCCTTGTTCTTCTGATTCAATTTCGTCTTGTAGATCACCGACTTGACCGCCGAGGTGTTCTTCGTCCATCATTGATTCATAAATTTCGCGGGACTTTTCAACAACGATGTCGTGAAATAGTGCGCGGGCTTGTTCCTCATTCTCATTAGTAATTAACTGAATGAGTTGTTCAAACTTTTTGTTGTCCATTGGGTATCTCCTAAGTGTTAATGGCTTTGCTAGATTTATTTATAGCATAGTCATTTAAATGACGCAATAAGTGCGTATTTTTAATACTTTTGAAGATTTTTTGATTATAACGAAGGCATTCCGCCGCCTTCAGCACCTTCTGCTGGTACGGAGTATTGATCGTGAATTTTTTTAAGATTTTGTTGGTATT